GGAAAAAGTCTTGGTGCCACCAATTGTCTGATTACCTGATGTGTAGACACCGTTGGTAACTGTTCCAGCATTTCCAGAAACTGATCCGTTAATTGTATTGGAAAAAGTCTTGGTGCCACCAATGGTCTGGTTGCCGGAAGTGGATACCACCGTATTCGGTAATCTGGCAGCAGCGATGGTTCCCGAATCTATACTCGAAGCATTCAGATTTATGATACCAGAACCGTCCCCGACAGCAGAACCTGCCCAACCGATTCCAGACAGAGTGACCGAAAATCTATTAATAAACGATGATCCGCTGGAGTGAGCCCTAATTGCAAATCCTGATTGAGCGATGTCAGTATCCAGATACAGATTTGCCCATCCGTTATTTGTGGTTCGTGTTGTCAACAAAATTGTCGGGTAATTACCAGCGCGGCCACCTATCCCAATTTCTCCCAGGTCTCCACCGATATTAATTCTATTCGTGAAACTCTTGTTTCCACCGATGGTCTGGTTACCTGAAGTGTAAACTCCATCAGTGACGGTATTTGCGTTGCCGTTTATGGAACCGGAAATTGTAGAATTGAAGGTCTTGGTTCCAGCAAAGGTCTGATTGCCGGTAGTTACAATTCCTGCAAGGGATGCCGTCGCACCGCCTATGGCAGCGTCTGAACCCGTCGATGATGTAATCGTTACTGTTGTTCCAGAAACCGATGCCCCCAGGTTGGTATTTGCAGCACTGATAGTCCAAGTCCTATTTGAGGTCAGATTCACCGCATCTGACCCAGCTCCCCCTATTGTAACATTTTGACCCGGTTGGATTCTCAGAGTCCTATCGGCCCGAACTGCATTCCCCGTTGTCGTTCCCTGGTTACCCAACGTGATCTGTCCGGAAAAATCAGCTGAATTGGTATATAGAGTTCCCCACCTTGCGGAACTCTCACCTAGGTCTTGAATTCCCGTGATATTCGGAACCACGTCACCGACGATCCTTGAGCCGCTGAACATTTCGAGACTTTCGAATACTCGAAGTCTTTCTATGTCCGATTCCGAAGATGTAAAACTGGAATTTCCGGATATGACAAGGTCGCCGTCAATAAAAACCGTATCCTCGAATCTCGTAGGAACGGTAAAGAAGGTATTTCCGCTGAATGTTGTATTTGAACTATATTCAATGGTTCCCGTGAAACTCTTGTTCCCCCCAATGGTCTGGTTCCCCTCGGTCAACACAAAATCGGCATCGGAACCGACATTGGGAATATTGTATGTCCTTGAGACGTTCGCTGTATATTGAAGTGATGCCCCATTCGTCTGGGAGCCTATTATTATCGTGTTGGCCACTTGAAGGATTCCATTGACCTTGGCAATGTCACCATCAAAAGTGGTATTAGCCCCGAAAGATACGATACCGTTGAAATTAGCTGCTCTATTGAATATGGCATCTGAATGAACAACTAGGGTACCACCTGAGGTTGCTCCTAATTCAAAGAAATTTGAATTCCACGACACGGAAGAGATATTGAAGTTTGCCTCTGCCGAATTGGCGGTCAATATATTTGATGTCACTCTCCAGTTATTATTGGTGAAATTCGTGTCGTTGGTTGGGGAGTTTATAATGAATTCACTGGTAAATACCGAAGGAGATTGGACTTGAAAAGAGTCAACTGATCCGTGGACATGAATATTTGTCGCAGAAGAAAATTCCACGTTTCCAGTGACAGAAAGTGTCGCTGGAATGCTGACAGTTCCACCCCGGAGATGATCAGGAACTGCAATGATGTCAGCAGATAGGACCCCATCGAGATGGGTATTTCCTGAAGTCTCACCACCATTGGTATTATTTGGCTGAGGAACAGATGCAGCAGTTAGCACGACTGTTCCCATGTCATAGACCATCTGGTTAGTTCGGGAAAGCCATTGAGCAAAAGTGTCTGTTGTTTCTACGTTTGCACCAATATATGAAGTTTTTGCCATCTCAGTCCTTGTTCTGATCTTTCACCACAGAAAGAAGAAATTTGACCTTTTCTTCCAATTCTTCAATCTTATATCTGAGCTTATTTAGTTCAGCACTGTGTTTTTTTTGCGCCTTGAACGAAACAAGGTTGGCCAAGTCGGTATTCAAGAGAGCACCTGATCTGGGATCTTTGATCAGATGCTCCCTTTCAGTTTTCATGGGTCCCGTCATGTAAGTGCGATCGCTCTCATGTCCTTGATCCGTGGTATCCGGTGTTGACCAGAACTATTTAGGAGAATTTTAACTGCAAAGTATTTGAAGTTTGTATATACTACACCATCCGGGGATGTATAGGTGAAGTCTGTCCCAGACGCGAGGTATGCACCATTCCCATTCCCGGGATTAATCGTTCCGATTTCATACTCAAATTCTCTAAAGTCAAACCTATTTGCTGTTGTGGAAATGTGATTGGTATTGCCCTTCACGATCAATCTAGTCCAAGGCATGTTTTCAGTTGGGGTAGGATCGGTCTCAGCCTTGAATTTCGCATAAACGGTGATATCCGAGCCAGACGGCCGATATGCGGTCAACCAGATCTGAAAATCTTCCGCGTCAAATCCATCGGCAAGTTCCACGACCCGTGATAAATATTTAGATTGAGAAAGACCCGTCGAAAATTGCTCTGAATCAAGGATATCTGTATTTGCGGCATTGATAAAATATTCGAAGGCCATCATCGAGGAAATGCTATGGTCGATAATCGGAGAAGTTTGCTGTGAGTTGGATCGCATCTGAACGGCAATCTCAAATGATCTTGCACCACCGGTGGCAATCTCATTACTACGACTGCGTATCAAAGTGCTCTGAGTGAAGTAATGGTTGTTGTTGAATGCCATTCTCACATTTGAGGATCCGTAATTGGCGTTTCCATTCCACAATCTCGGTGCGATCAAGTCAGTTGATGTTCGGGTAAAATTGGATCGGTATATGTTTGGCTGGATATATGAAATTGGCAGATCCAGAACACGTTCGATTTCTGCGGTTGCGCCATCCTCACTACGAATTGTGTTTCCGTCTTCAAATCTCATGTTTGCCCGAGCGGTCGAATCTTCCAGATATAGTCTCATCGGAGACATTGGATTAAAATAGTCCACTGTTCCTGTTGAAGTAACAAAGTAATTTGAAATGGAATTGTTACTCAAGAATGGAGCTGGTTCAATTGTCATGATTGTATTATTGGCAATGTTGACCACTTCTCCTGTCTGGAATATATTAGTTCCGGTCTGAAAGGCCAACATGTCTCCAACAGTCAAGTAAGAGTTAAATGTTGTGCCTGTACCTACCACAACATTATTTCCGCTCTGAACGGCAATCGTTCCTGGCCCATCTGTATTCTGAATAAATACAGTATCTCCTGATTTGAAATCTCCTGAATACGACTCCAGAGATATAAACTCATGATCTCTATTTGTAAGGTTTAGGGTGCGGGTCTGTGAACTGAAGTTTGCGCGACGTAGAACAAACTTCATATCTTCGTCCTGATATGCTGTCCAAGCTTTGTTATTTGTCGATGTGAACAGGACACCGGCGTTGGAGTCTTGGGAGATCCGCAAACCGGTTCTCAGATCTGTTCCACCCGTGCGGGCCAGCCAGATACGATAATCCGGATCATTACCATCTGGAATTACCACGATACAATATTCATTGCCCGTGGATAGTGCAACCGGAGCCCTGAACGTAAATCTTGTAGCCGCGGAACCGTTGGCTGATATGTTGACCTGGTTGGACTCAAGGCGAACCTCAGAAAAAGGAATCACCTTTGACCCCGGATATCCATTTTCTGTGTTTCGGATTTGGACCGTAACACCAACACTCGGACTCTTCCTTTCGAAGAACAGATCCACTGAGGTGGCCATAACGGCATTGTCAGTGCTATAATCTTCCTCTACGAAGAACGTTTGTGCAATGGGATCCGCTCCCCCTCCACCCCCTCCACCCGGGTCGCCACCAGAGGCACCGCTTCCTCCTTCGGGTGTCCAAGGTGGTGGAATGAACTCTTGAGTGATATTGGTCGTTACCATTGAGGTCGCTTCAATCTTGGGCTGCCTCGTAGTAATTTCCATACCGGTTTTTTCGATGGAGAAATTATAGCTACGATAGGTTGATTTGGCTGTAGTCACCGCGGCAGGTAAATCCTCAAGTCGAGCTACATCCGCGATTACAAGGTCACGATCACCAACATAGAAGGTGTTATCGGGACTTCTGAAAATCGCGTGTACACTACCACGGCTATTTGTTCTTATGGGTGCACCGAACGGTCCAGTCGCGATAACATATCTCCGGAATCTCCAACCTGGCGGGGTCTCGGTGTCGCCCGCATCTTTTGCTGGTCTTACATATTCATCTACATTTATCCCATCGAAGAAGAAGTGAACCCTCGTGTTCGGTCTCATTCCATGAGAAATAATTTCAATTCTCCGTCCTTTCATAAACGGCTGAAATTGAATGTCGGTGATAAAGTCACCGACCTGTTGGGTCGAAGATTTTGATGATGTTGACAAAGTGGTCGTGGTAGTCGTAGTGGTCGTGGTAGTCGTCAATCCTCGTGTGACCACATCCGTATCTACGGAAGTGAGGGGTGTGAACTCCTGGAGTCGGTCTGTGAATTCGGCAAACGGTGTGGCTAGATCCACTTCCAGTGATATTGAAGGTGCCCTTGATGTATCCGGCAGTCCGTCATATTCTGGGTTGATAAACATTGTGCCATTAAAATTGTAATAGTTGGTGACGCAGTTTCGGAAGGTCGTTGCATAAGGCTGATTGATCATCGCTACCTGTGAATATGGAAGAGTAGATCCTTCTGGTTCCGTGCTCATGATTTGGGTATTGGAAACCCTGAGACCAAGACCATAGGATCGAAACGCCGGCGACAACTCCTTATAAGATGGGTCAACGGAGGCATTGAAGTCATCATTGTTAATATCAGCAATCAACAGATTCTCAAAATTATCGACCAAGATACCGTTCTTAAATCTGTTTAGACCATCTGCTCCGATTATTACCATGTCTTCCGCGGACTTTTCCAGTGCATTCAATACAGCATAGTATTCCATCTTTTCCACGCGCTTTTCAATCTTGCCGATATCACGCATTGTATATCGCTTGTTATCCTCACGCGCAAAGGTCACGGCATATTGAGGCTTCTTCTGGCGATTAGCGATGCCCGCCGGAAGAGACGGAAATGGGGGAATAAAAATTGTTGCTAGAGACATGCCCCTCTTTGGGGCATTTGGAACCGTCGGTTCCTCGGATGGAACACCTTGAATATTTACAAAATCTCCCTTCTCGTTGATAAACAGGCGATCCATTCTGGCCAGATAATATGAATATGCTGCTTCTAGTGACTGATTCGGTGCAATGAGATTATGTTCCTCACTTCCGAAAGAAAGATTATCTAACCTATTATTGTTTGACCATATGGTTGCGGTACCGGCAGCCTCGGAGTAGGCTGCCGTATTTGCTGCGTATGGCCTGAAGTCGATCATATTACGGAGATCACCAAGGATATTTTCCGTTCGAATTTCATCGTCTCCGATTACCGTATCAACGTCATTAACAGGATAACTATTTACTGAGAAGAACGCTTGGGCATATTGTCCGTTTGTTTCCTTCTCAAAGACCTTTGCTTTTACCAGAAATCTCTGATTGGTCTGAATCGTGATATTCTTACGCTTCAGAAAGCCGATTCCGTAGAATGTGTCGTTGATATTTCTGTCCAATGTGAAATTTGTAGTGACGTTTGTGACGCCAGCATCGGTCTCGGTGAATGAGGTATTAGCTCCCCTCCAAACTCCTTCGATGGAATGAATATCTGGCCAACCAAGAAAATAGGGGCCCGACGTGTTTGCGGATGGATCAATTCTCATATATACCGTCTTGAGAACTTTTCCGGTGGGCTTGGCATTATTTCGCTTGATATTATATGTCACGTCAATGGGCGTTCCGGCCGATACACTCACTCCAGTATTCACGATCAGGGTGGAGGCATCACTAGAAGTTGTCGCCGAGGACACGGTTTGAATTCCACCGTTGGCAGAATATGATATCGTAATTTCAGATCTCTGGTCCGAGTTTAATGTTGCGGAAGCACCATAAGGAAACGTGTCACCAGACGGGAGGGATATGGAAAATCCCCCAGCCGAATTGGCCGTTGTCATCTCCGTTTTGCGGAACACATAATCTGTTCCGTCAGTTTCAACCGATCGAATCGCTTCCTTACCAATGGGAAATACCAAACTCCGGAATGATCCATCACGGAGAATACTTGGAGAACGGATGATATTTCCGAACGCCACATTGGTATTGTAAATGATTGATCGGACTTTGTTGAAGTTTTCTCCTGGTTCTAGAGTAACGTTAAATATGTATATCCGAAACCTGTTCGAATTGGGGTGGGGTGTGACCATACTAACATTAGCTTCTCCGATTTTATTTCCTACCGAAGAGAACCCACTTCCGGTCGTCGAGGCTGTTTGTTCGTCGTCATACAGGTCAATTTTCGGCATCTTACCGAAGTCAATTGTACCTCGCATGTCGCCGATTACAAGATAATTTCCGTAGTTGGCAATGATATCCTGCTGCTCGACTTCCGCATAATCGGTAGCCTTGGGAATGTCCACGTCCAGGGTTCCCACCAACTCGACACGGTGACCTTCGACATAGGCAACACCCGGAGACACAAACGCCGATAGGTTCTCGGGATCAATGACCCCTTCCGAATCCCGCTTCTCGCCAATTCGGATATCAAAGTTTCCGATGCTATAGTTGCCAGACTCTTCTGAAGTCCTTTGCTCCATCATCTTGTTGATCAGATTATATTGCGTTGTCACATTTCGGCGAATAAGGCGACCGCTCTGATATTCCTGGATGGCAAAGAAGGACTCGTCCGCTTCTGCCTGCACTTCTTGGAGGGTTACCAATCTCGGAATCAACTGAAGTCGATCGGCACCTGGTGCCGCGTGGTTGTTGAAGCCCTGGGCATTATCCAGAAGGGAAGTATCGGAGGATGAATTGATGATATTTTCTTCGGTCCGAAAGCCGACCACAACTCCGTCCGGAGCTGTATTATACTTGGAAACAATCGTGATCTGATCTTCAAAGCGAATGAAATATCCCTTCTGGAAGATGATACCGTCGCCGCAACGGACAGCATATCCATTGCCCACTGGCTCGGGATCAATAGCAGACGACACCACTGAAACACGAAGATCTGGTTGGGATACCTCATTAATGGTGAATTCCAAGATTTCACCCGGCAAAAATTGTTTGATATCATTTCCGAAACCATCGACTCCGGTGCTTAGATATTTGATATACAGGGTATTCAGATCGGGAACCTGCGATTCCAGACCAGGCGCGGTCGTGACAACAATGGCCGTGATCCCGGTAGATTGTCCGACGATCCGGGCCCCCTCATAATTACCCATGATCACTGGCTGGTTGTTGGTATTCTGATCCCGAATTTTCACATATGGAAGACGACGAATATCCGTGAAGTTTCCGCCTTTGACAATGGAACCTTCATGAATTATGTTTTCCCCAAACCGTTCAACCTGGCTCTGAAGAATGGTCTGAAGTTGTGTGAGCTCACGTGCCTGGACGGCTACAGAGGGTTTGAACAAGACCTGGTGAAAGTTCTTGTCTTCATCATAGTCATCAAAATATGGGCTAACATTCAGGTCGGTGTTGATTGCCACTTTAGAACTCCAAAATCAGTTTGAGCCGTTCGGTCTGATCCGCGGCTCGGGTAATTGTCTCGGTATTTTCGGTGTATAGAATCTGCCCACTAAATGGCATGATATCACCGTCCACTCTACCTGTTATTTTAGCCACGGCTCCACTTTCCGTTCCTATCATTTCACCGACGACGCCCGCAATATCATCGGAAATATTCCATATGCCTTTTACGCCTATCAGGTCGATCCTACTTGAGGATAAAGAATAGACATATCCAGTCGCGTCAGTAATCTCTTGAGTAACCAATTCATCGTGCAGGAACCCGGTTCCCAATGGTCCCATGTTGGTTATCTCAACGGAAAATTTTATCCTCTGGTCCAATACATCAAAACTTCTGTCTATGCTATTTATTACGGAAGACGTATTTCCATCCGAAGAAAATATCGGAGAACCCGTCTCAAAGAAACCTCTGATATTCCTGACGCGAAGTGTGTTCGCCTGCCTGTTTGAAACCTCTGCCGTGGCCCCGGTGCTTGGTTGATTTATGATATCCTCGTCGTTGAATATCAGAGAATTATCAGCGATTTCAAATTCTGCGTTGGCAAATCTCGGTTCCTTCAGGAGTCCCATACTCCTGTATCCATTCTGGACAGGTATCCTTCCGGTTTCATCGCCTTCAAAGGAAACTGAAACTCCTGCATATTTTGAATTCAATTCTGAACAGATATCACTGCCGTGACCACCGGGCGGAGATATGATAGGTCTCACGATGGCGCTCTCAGCATTCATTGACAGACCGGTGTCAACATCTATGATACCCGTATTTGACTGGATCAAGATGCTGGCATATGTATAGTCTTTTCCGGGGTCCACGATTTCAATAAATGAAATCGTGTTTCCCGTAGGATCAACGGTAGCAATCGCAGATGCCTGACCTGTCCCATCAGATCCTGTTCCGTCCCCGGAGAAGAACAGTCTTGGGCCAATTTCAAATCTGGAAGTGACATCCGGTAAAACACTGAATGCCTGTTCGATGAATACACGTCTTTCGTTGCCCGACACGATGTATTCCGTGATCGGCATCAATTGGCCAGCACCGGTTCCCGAGCGAATGTAGAAACTGGAATTCTTATAAAAATCAGTATTGGAAGATAGGGTAGGAGCATGATCCAATCTGTATTCAAGAATATTGGCCCGCGCTGTCAGTGGAGTTCCCGATACGGTATTGTCATCGGTCTGAAATACTGAAACCACGGAGTTGGACAGGAATACTCCGCTAGGAATGAGAACCCGAAGGATGCTTGTACCGATGATCGCATAGACAGTTCCCGAAACAGGGCTCCCATCAACTTCCCAGATGCTCCCCCCGGATAATCTGAAGAACACGCGCTTGTCTATCGGTGTCCCGTTGTGCTTCTGGATAAATTCCCCCTCTTGAAGAGAAATATCCAGTGTGTAGATCTGGATTTCATCGTCGGTCTGGAGAGAAATGATCCTAGGATCTCCACCTATCATGGTCCCTCTCACTGAACCATAGGCATATGCATTGTAATCTTTCCCGGGTGTTTCGATACTGATGTAGTCAATGGTCCCGTTTGCCGCACTGTCTACAACTGCGGGGTCTATCATTATCGGGACATATTCAGAAGTCGCGAACTTCTCATATTCCTGTCTTGTCATTGTGCACATCAAGCGCCATACATAACCATCTGCGGTCCTGTAAAAATCATCACCGGGATATGTCTCTGATGACAGCGGTTGAGCAAATACTGGAGGAGTGTGGATAACTCCATCGAATGTATCCACAGATGCATTGTAGATACACTTGAATATCGAAAACACGTCGCCCGGTTCTTCGGAAACGACGTAGTAATTTTTGTTGTACAGATCAGGATCCCGATCATCATACATATCGTAAGTTTTACCGATTTTCCATGGAATATTTCTCACCATCCGAGAAATATCATCTGGCTGTATATTCTTGGCAAATATCATGAAACGCTGATAATCATAGGTGGAAATCACGGATTGTTTTGGAGTGTCAACGACCTCTTCCTCGAATGGTATCACCTTTGAGGTAAAAGCGTAGTATATCGTATTTGCGGTTTCGTCGATTGATTCCACGAATTGTGCCGCCATGTGTTCACGAAATCTCTCTGTGATTAGTGTATTTGTCATGTCGTCAGATTTCCATGATTTCGATTGCGGATGATGATTTCATTTTCAGTTTCTCTTTTGACCGCTTCTCCACAGTCCCGAACATTGCCATGCCGGTAACGTGAAGGATCCGCTTGAGGATATTCTCATACTTATTCAAAGACTTGCCAGTAATGACATCATAAGAAAATTCTTGGTAATATCTGTTATCGTGGAGCTTGGGGTTGGAATTCAGATGAGACGATGTAGTCTTCCAATATCCAGTTCCGATACCTTGACCACCTAGGTCAACTATACCTGCCATTACAAACGGAGAGTTGGGTTGGACCAACCTAACTATCTCACCGTCCTCATACCCGAACCCGGAATCTACCACTTCAGCCGTGACCGCGATACCATCTGCTGCAATCACGGTTCCTTCCACAATTGCGTTGTCTCCCATCACATGTGAGCCTTCTATTGATTCCACATCAACAATCATTGCCTGAATTCCTGATACTGAACCAACAATTGGATGACCCGAGGTGAACGCTGTATTGAAGCTGGTTCTCCTGACAATGATCTGATTTCCGGAAACTGCAAGAACGTAGCCTCTAGCAAACAAGGTCGCTCCCCCATCCCCCGGGATTTCCTCGACCAGTGTTTCGCCGACTTGAAATTGTCCTGTTTGGTCGCTCAACGTCAAGGAGAAATCGGTTCTCCTGAACCCCGCTACGTATCTGTTATAGACGACCACGAATGGATCCTGGTTGTAGTTCACTCCGGGGTTGATCCCGGTCAGGGACGAGATGGTTCCTATCGTGAATGGTTCCAGGGTCCACAGGTCGAGGAGGGTATTGTCAATATCTCCGTTGGGAGAAGCCGGAAATCCATAACCATAGTCCATCACCACTTCAACGTCGGCACTGGAATTTCCTCCGGGCCATATGATATCTGGTTCTTCCCAATATTCCTGTCCATGGCTCAGCATCTGGATATCAATTAATGCACCAGAGCCATTGGTCATGATGACACCATACGCGGGAACAAGGGGTTCCCCCCCAGCATATCCGCCCCCTGAAAACGTAATTACCTGATTGTTTGAATAACCGCTGCCCCCAGCATCTACAATGATGCTGTCTACGAACCCTATTCCCGAATTTGCGGCGTCGATCTGGATACCGAGATATGGGACACCTATGACGTTGTTTGATCCTATGATATCAGTCGCGAGGAACACGGTTTCCTCGTTTTCTAGTGTTCCTATCTCAAAGGTAGCACCGGAGCCCGTGGAAATCCTGTCCACGTTTCGGTTGATTTCAATGATGTCTCCAAACTCATCTCTGGGAGGCGATATTAACTCGGATCTTATCGTCGTCAGTGGCACCAACGTGGTCTTCTTGACAGAGGTAAAGAAAAATGCGAAATTACCGTCTCGAATAATTTGAGCCTCTTCGGAGTTCAATTGCACAGTAAATGTATCAGTCTGTGGAGTTGATAGAGACTCGAAAATTCCGTGGATATATTTTACCTCGGCATTTTGTTGCATGTCAACTGCAATGTATAGGCTGTCCCCGGGACTGTATCCGTGGTCCGTGGTCGTAGTAAATGTGGCCACATCATTGAAATTCACCGTGATATCAGATATTGATGTCAAGCTTCCTTCGATGTTCACCTGCCCCGAAGAAAAGAATGGAGCCGTATTTCCGTGAATGCCTATTGCCGACGTATTTTGAGCAATGACTCTGGCAATAGGAGTTGTATTCGCGGTCAGGTCTATGACACCATTTGCTGTGTTCACTCCATTCAACCAGACGTCAGTGGCACCTTCGTTGTGTATGGCATCAATTTCGGTGATCTTCTTGGTGGTAGATCCTCGAATTGACTTCCCCACTTCAAATGAACCAAATATGTTCTCGACCACGATGGTATCCGAGTCTGGTTGCGTGGACAACCGAGCGCGACCCCCGACTTCATCAATAGAAACACCTTGGGTAGATGCTGTCCCATTGACCGTGATACCACTTAGATCGGCGGGATCAAATGACCGAACTGCCGTTCCGGGTTCAAATATACCCCATGATGGCCTCAACGTGATATTGTTCCCATCAGTATCGTCTATGTATCCAAATGCAAATCCGGTATACAATGTCGTGTCGTCTGTCAGGTCTATTGATTGAATCTCGGCATCTTCAGAACTGTCCAGCCCGAATATCATCTCTCCGGTGACGAACGCACCGGGATCATCGTATCCTCGGATATTCCTGACCTTGAGTGTGTTTCCGGCCTTGTTGATCACTTGAGCGGTCGCGGATATTTCATTGTTGGCATTATACTGGACCACAGTTTCACGGATTTGGAACCCATCGGAAGGACCGTCCAATGTGAAGTCTGCCGTCATTGTATCATAGGACACAGACTGGACTTGCTCCACACGATCTCCGATTGTCATGGTTCCTACCAAATCGGAAATGCTGATTACTGTCGTGCTTTCCTCTTCGATGACTTCCCCCTCAAGAAAGTCCGTGGAGGATACCAGTTCAATTCTCTCTTGACGATCAAAAGTGCCTGCTGTCACCAGTAATTTCACGTCCACGACAGGGTTTCCAGATTCCTCATAGGAATCCATCGTCAGGATCACACCATTCGCGACTTCAACTTCATTTTCATTCACACCGACGAAGAACAGACCGGGTTCCATATCAGGAAGAATATCTCCAACGGCCAGGAGCTTCAGGTCTTCCATTTTCTGAGTGACATTTTCAAACCGGATGAAATCCATATCAGGATTTTCCAGATTCAGAACCGCCGAGGATATGAATACATCGGTGGTAGATGTCAGGGTATAACCACTCCCACCTTCTATGAGATCGAAGTTCACTCGACCAGTTGCATTTTCCGTTTCCGTTACCCGAACCTTTCCCCTCTTTCCGAAGTCGCCTACCACATCTATAATATCACCGATCTGATTATCCCGGCCTCCATTCATAATCCGCACCCTGGACATTGATCCGAGGATGGTAGGAGTATTTCGGAGAGAACCACTTGGAGAAATATTCTCCCCTTTGAGGAATATCCCTTGGGGGTCCGATATGTAGAGGACGTCGATATATCTTCCGTCGATGCGCTTGGTGACCAATCCCTCGATCATGGCCTTTGCACCAGATCGTGATCCAATCACTCGTTTGTCAATGAAACTTGGAGTCAATGGATTTCGAGTGACTTCGATGTATTCGGGACGGTACCATTGAGAATCTGACGGCTTCAGGATATCCCTAGATGGATAATAAACGTCCGCTTCCTCATTGAACAACAACCGGATCAGGAGCTTTGTGGATTCTTCTGTTCCCTTTGTCCGATAATAATCCACGATGTGCTTGACCATGAATCTTGCATCAGAAGCGGATATGAACGGAAAATCTCCTAGGTAGGTATTCTTGAAATACTGAATGAATTCATCGGCCGTATAGTCTATGTCAATATCCCGGAGGATATTTCGATTCGTGTCATAGTGGTTCTTCTGAAGAAATTCATAATATGCCTTCACGAACTGAACCATCAGGTCGCCTTCTTCCCTATATATAGCGGGAAACTGATTCTCAATTACATGAGAAATATCTGTGAAATCGTCTATCAACTGTTCAGGTTCCTGTCACGTGAATTTGAACATCTTCCGGTCTGATAGACAGGATCTTGTTTTTCGGAGAAAGAACGTCCGAGTGTTTCAGGTCAGCATATATTTTCAGGGCTGAACCACGATAGGAAGATACCGGAAGATTCCGAATATTTACCGTTCCGGTCTTGTAGTCAACTGTTCCCACATTTCTCCTCACGATTACGTCGTCCTCTCCGGTATTCCTGATTATCTGAAGAATACCATAGCCATCGTCCCTCACATAGACCGTTTGTTGTTCCAACCTGAATGGAGAGGAAGATACGGTAGGATACCTATCGACACGTTCGGATTCCAGTCTCGGAATAACGGGATGGGAAGGAACCTGTGATTGAAGGGATCTCATAGCATAATCAGCGATGGGTATCAGTTCATTGCCGAATGACATTTCCAGAGTATTGTTTGAAGTCAGTGAAGGCTGGAATTCCAAGATCGCTCTAATGCGAGTGTTATTTGACATGATATCCTTGTTTGATCCATCGACAACCTGGACCAATCTGGAATATCGAAGAGGAACTCCGAATTGGTTCAGGTCATTATCCGAAAATGCGATGATATTATCCAGGACGGATTTTCTGATTTCACTCTCGGAGTTTGTTGATCTCACGGTGTCGAACAGAATGTCAGTCAGGATTTCAACGTGCATGAATGATGCCGAATGAACTACCGGCGTGATCCCAAGGGGAACCTTATCCTTGAGATAATCCATTATCCGCCCCTTGGTGCCTTGGGATATGGTCTCACTGTCAAATACATCTACATACACCATCACCTTTCCGAATAGCGGCGGATACACATTCTCCCCTCCTATCACGGACACCGCCTGAATTTCAGGGAACCGATTCTTCAGGAGAATTTCATAGTCCGTTTCGGTGACGGCTCGCTCTTGGACCTGGATAGATTTTGGTGCAAAGAACTTCACGGATTTGGAAGTTTCCTTGTCAAAGCCACCCTCGGACGGTCCGGTAATTTGAACTGGAGATATGCTGAATGGAAAGTTGCCAGACAGGCTGAATCGGGATATCCCATTAGCTTCATCACCAGATGATACCCTGTATTCGATGTGTACTATTTCTCCCGGAAGAGGTTGTGTCCCAAAGGCATCCCTTCCGAAATAGACTTCATACCGACCGTAGGACTTCTGAATGTAAAAGACTGGTTCATCGAATCGCACCCCGAATATGTTGGTGACGAATCTGTATTCAGTCTCTTGATCATTCTCTGGATTTTTGACGAATACCCGAACACTTCTGGTATCAACATCGTCATTGGAAATCACGAACTTCTGATCCGGATCGGAAACCGCGGAATAAAACTCATCCACATATTTCCCCTCATGAACTTCCAGGCATGATACGGGAAAGAGACCATTGACGTCTCGATAAGCCGTGTACGCTTCATCGGTGTAGAACTCAAATGAGGTTCGGGCATCGCCCGTTGCCGTGAATTTCGTCTTCCGGGGTATTACGATGAAGCTGTCTTCCGTGTCCGAACTGATCACGAAGCTCAACTTTGTAGTCGCGGAAGTTCGTGATCGGGGTAGGTAGTTCAGGTTTTTGGCATGTGACACAACCGAGTCTTCACGTTGCGCGGAATCCATGAACATCTCTGAAATGGCCATGTTATTGTAATAGCCATTCTGGTATGTATTATAGGAAAGGATATCCAACAACACGCTCATGTTAGATCCTTCGAAGTTGAAATCCTTGAACCTATCTTGATTCTTTAGGTATGACTTCAGTTGATCCTTGAGTTGAAAGAAGTCCAGGTCTGAAATTGGAAGTCGATTATTGCTCATCTGGTCCTCTCAAGGAAATATGTTACCACAACGGGTTCTTCCCTATTGGTCACATAAAACCGTATCGTGATGCTGATTTGATTTGAATCATAGTCAGTTACTGGCTCTATATTAATTAGTTCCGCCCTGGGTTCAAAATTCAGGATCGTTTCACGAATTTTTTCCTCGAGGATCTTTGCGGTCGCAGGGGTATTCAGATCAAATAGGGTCGCGCGAACATCTGAACCCAGGGACGGTTGAAACAGCCGCTCTCCGCGATCAGTCATGATCAAGGTTTTTAGGGCTTCTTTGATCGCGTCTTCATTTGTCCTCGTTACTAGGTCTCCGGTGAGAGGATTTTCCATGAAGTCTTTCCTAAAGTCTGCATAGAGGACAGGTTTGGAAACCCTTTGGTTATTTTTCAGAAATGATGCCATTTCGAGATTACCCTATTGATGAAAGTCCCTGGATATTCGCGGCGCTTCCCCATGTCCTTTCTGTCCAAGAATCTATATGAATGAATGTGTTGTATGTTCCGATGCCTCCGAAACCAAATCGTCTCGCGAGGTTACCAAATTCCCTGTGCTGAGAAGGCGGCATTGAAATATCAAATGCCTGGCCACTCATATGCAGGCCATATGTTCCATTGACGGGATATGATCTATAGGCCGAGGTCACGAAAATATTCCTGCCCCAGGCACGTTGCAAGCGCATCAACATCACGATTTCCATAGTCTGGACGCGCTCCCATCCAAGTCTCCTATCCCGGCCTTCTCGATACTGAATACCGTTGTGCCCAGACAGGACTTGCTCATACGAAGGAATTGCCATGATTTCTTCCGGGGTGGCGGGCTTTATCCGTGAACTGCGCCCCCGGAAAGGTCTGGCAGTGTTGGTGAGACCGTCGCCCCTGTCCTCTCCGCCTGGTTCATAGCTCAATGGAGCTTGGATTGCGCGGTTGCTTTCTGGAACACTCTCCGACCTCCGTTCTCCCTGTCTCCTTTGATCTGGTGTATACCGAAGTGCACCAGCACTGATTGCCCTGGCGGTTGCCCGATTTCCAGAGTTTTGAAGAAGATTTCTTGAAGCCGTGAAATTACTCTGAAATATCCTCAATGGGTTCAATGTTCCGTCGAGGAACCTTTCCAGATTCCCTATCAGGGCGCAGAACCTCAAGATCAAAAATTGGATCTCCTGGATATCAAATGTCCGAGCATCAAACAATGAAGCCGCCTGAGACACAGACCCTTCGACCCGAGCCCTGATATTTTCAATCACGTTTCCATCAGTGAAGGACCGGGCCTTGTCCATGAGAACCCTGAACCTATCTCCGGAAGAAATCAGGTTGTGAAGATAGCTTGTCGTGTTCATGAAGTCCAGCCTGATCGCATTCAGTTTGGACTTGAAATCCTCAATGATCTGATCAATAGCGGCACGAACTTGTTGCCTAAGCTGATTGATCAGTCCGGCAACGGTGAAATTCTGAATGTTGGAAATGAGACCTTCGATCTGGTTCTTGTAGCCAATCGCGTTATTAAACAACCCCTGGATATTATTCAGAGCGGCGAAGATATTGGGAACGATGGAGCAGAATGATCCCATAGATGATCTACTCACGGAGCCAGATGGTCCAAAGAATGTATTCAACGACCGGAATACTTCCAGGGGTCGCCTTTCCATTATCAGAGCAAATGAGTTCTGAAGAATGTGTTTTTCGTTTACAAAGAGCCTAATTTCAGCCTCGGTGATGAAGGGGAGCCTAACTATTCTGTCCCAGAGGTATGGATAACTCTCCTGAAATCTAGGTAGTGTCAAGACATTTTCTTCGGCTGATGAACCAGAAATGTTCTCGGTTGTTCGGGATACCACTATTTGTTCCCTGAGGAGATCATTTACCTTTTTTGTGTTGTAACCCAACATGATCCTTTCGGCGAGTGGAATATCCTCTCCGACAATCATGTCGGCTTCATGCTTCTTGATCAGATCATCTATTTCATCGAAGTGAACATTTTGATGATCGGGGATCATATCCTCTGGGAGAATTACCTTACATGTCATGCCGATATGATCCCGATAATTTCTGAAGCTCCGGTATCAGTCACTAGCGTGATGGTTCGGTCAGTGATTTCTGATATCCTATATTCCGTTTCACTTAAGGTTTCTCCGATACCAAGCTTCTCTATTATTCCCGATGGACCACGAACCATTGCCATCGTTCCGCTACCTTCGTGAACAGGAGATATGAATTCACTGGCTGATACCCCACCTGTTTCGGGTGGCGTTACCACTCCTTCGGTGAACCTGTCCTTGGCAATCGAATTGTCCACTTCATCGGTTTGCCATTCGGCTTCGTCGGGGGCAGCTCCCATGCCAACGTCACGATCGGGTGGTTCCGGCATTTCCACGGCTTCTGCATCTTCTGCACCAACGCCGTCTTCCGCTTCCTCACCCTCTTCTGGGGAGACTGATCCTGGACCACTGGAAGACCCGGAATTGATATTCTGATTCCTTAATATGGAAGAACCATTCAGGTGCACCGTTCCCCCAGCCGATACATACACGGTCTGACCACCTATCGTGGCATCCACACTCGCCCTGATTATAGTAGACAGACCCTGAACGGAAACAGTCCCCGACGCTCCGACCAGAAAATTATCGGACATTGTGATATTGGTGTTGTCGCCAGATAGTCTGATATTCTGACTTCGAAGATCCAGGATATCCGAACCCGTGATCTTGATGTCCTCGGCCTTCGTATTCAGTTGAGAACCAACACCAATGTAGGCATCTTCTCCGACCTTGATATTGGTATCCTCTTCACTTTCGATGAATACCTTCTTGGATTTCAAGTGAAGTTCTTCCGAGGATGATATCACGATTTTCTTCCCGACCTTCAGGTTCAGGTTTTCCACGTTTGATTCAAGGTCCAGGCGGGCTGCCCGCATCTGTAATTCCTCGCCGCCGTTGAACATGATTGCTCCGGCGGCTCCAACTATCATGTTTCCATGGACGATCTGTTGATAATCTCCCCTGATTTCCTCGATCATGTTCCCTTTTACCAGAACGTGACTGTCACCCTCGACTGTAATGATATTCCTTCCGCCGATGTGCATGTGATAATGTTGATCGTGGATATCAAACGTGTCCTTGGTAGATCTGTATGTATTGGTAGATGGAGTCATTTGAATGTAAGACCCCGACGGATGCCATATCATTATTCTCTCTCCGCCTTGCGTCGAGTCGAGCTCAACAACGTGTCCACCAGGAGTTTCGATGACCCGGTTGTATGGATACACGGCTTGATATCCGGACGACGGCTCGTCCCAAGTGGCCTGCATTCCGTCACTCTGGGCCCTAACTGGATCTCCACTTGATGTGCGAGCTTCTGTCTGAAATCCAGTGTCTGGAAGGGGTCTAGGAGACGTGGAACTGATTCCAGAGCTGGTCGACCAGTTGCGGATAGCTTTGGCGTCTCCTAGACCATCCTTAAGACCCACCCCAGCGTGTATCCGGCCATACCAAGGCCCCCATCCTCCAACTGCGGCTTTATCTAGGGCATATCGAATTTGAGTGACAATTCCTTCTCTGGTATTGTCCTCTACGAGTCGTCTTCCTGTGTCTGTCTCGTAGTCATTTCCCATTCCCCCACCAGTATAGAGTTGATATGGACCGAATGAGGCTTCCTTGCCATTCAGTGATCCGTTTCCGGTTCTCCTGATTTGAGATTGATATGCACCCATGCCTTCATGTCTGAATATTCTCACGGCAATATCGGGATCAATATTCCTAAGGGCTGCCTCCTCTCGAATCACCTTTTCAATATCACCACGGCTCATATCTTCGGGGTATCCTGGTGATATCCCATTCAGGTCTGTTGTCGTGTCCTGATCCTGTCCCCAGGAGTTTCTGTTTCCCATGGGACGATAACCCATGATACCACCGCCGGCAATCTCCACGTCTCGGTGTCTGTTGGTCTCTAGCGGAAGGTTATAGGTTTCGTCGAGGTCTTCACCGCGGGCTGTCCTAGGAAGGGTGGGTTGACCGTAATCGTTGTGTCGCCTGGACATTGCTCCGCGATCATTGCCATCACCCAGGGCTATGCCCCATCCATACTTCCCGGGGTCGACAGGCTCCGTCATTTGTGTTGGGATCAATCCCAGGATCATGGGCTGCTGAGCATCCCTGCCATCTATGAAGAACCCGAACACCCATGCATTCAAGGGCGGGACCACGAAATTCGTGTCATGTGAACCTATGATCAGTGTTGCCCAGGGGAGATCCTCTGTCGAGACATCTTCAAGGGAGCCGTGAACCCCGAAAGCCCGGACTTGAACACGACCTTCCAGACGGGGATCCTCGTTATTTTCAACTACCCCCACAAAGAACAGTGGTTCTATGAAACCTAGACCTGATGGAATATTCATGTTCCCGCCCTCATACCAAACTCACCATCTGATCCCCTCGACCATTCTCTTTTCACCAGGGTATAATCGTTGATCATGGTTTCCATATTCATCAAATATGTTACAGATTTCACGATGTATTTTCCACTTAGCTGTAAGTTCTTTTCAAATTTCCCGCCTTCGGCGTTGAACTCGGGAACATGGAGATCAACAATATCTCCCGCACTGATATCCATTCTTCCTGGGCCGGAAGCCTCGATTGTGATGCTGTCGAGGTGCTTTCTATAGGATACCTTGTTTGAAATTATGTCGGGATAGTGCCGGTTTCCATCCAATGTGGCATCCGAGAAACCTTGATCGGTCATGTAATCTTTGATGACCAGGAACCGCTTCTGGATTTCCTCGCTGATATATTGATCAGCAAACTCGGGTGTATGTCTGTCCTCTATCTTGCCCCCACTGAAATAGGAAGCTTCTCCATAATCGAATCCAGGCTCCTTCAGGTTCGTTGTTCCGTTCACGATATCCAGGACAGTCACTTTATTCCGATATGTGCCATTATACATATCATCGATGGTATTCACGCGTCTTGAATTTACTATCTTATCCAGGTTGTTCATCTGATGATGGAAATGATCTGGAGACTTGGGAATAGTGTCCATGTATGTGAATTTGAACAACTTGTTCCTTTGTGCGGCAGTATCGAATAGGGCCTCGTCACTGATGAAATAATAGGATCTCAAGTTTTCAAAGAAGCGGAATGAGCATGACGGTGATGTTGTGGAATAAGCCCTGTTCGTTAGGAACTTCATTGCCTCTCCGGTCTTCATCCTGGGTATCACACATCGGATATTTCCGTCGGTGTGCGGATACACGATGATCCCTTTATTGGACGGATCTGATACCATTTCTCCCGGAAGGCCCATGAAGTCTGATGGCCGTGAAATCCTTTGTGTCTCATAACACTCCTGGAATATGTCCAGTGCTATGTCGGATACACGCTTGTCCTTATAGGCCCTGATCAACACCCTTGTTCCTGCCTGAAAACTCTGAAAACTGACAAAGTGAACGGTATACATGATCACGCCATTCTCATCAGAGGTCTGGACACCATCAATCTTGTAGCAGAAAACGTCCAGTTCTGAAGATGTATCCATACTGTCTTCGATTACAATAGCGGCCCGTTCTTCTCCTCTCAATGGAAAGTTTTCCAGAAACCCTACCGAGTCATATACCTTGAAGGAACCGTGGAGAACATCACTGTCTATGGACACCGAAACGGTGATTGCAGGAACCAAGTTGGAAATGTCCATCGACATTACCCCGAAGTGTTCTGAACGGATACCAACCGCAGATGATACTACCAGAGACTTCAGGATATAATAGCCCGGGTTTACCACCTTCTCATTTGAATTCATCCCGTGATACGACTCCTGAATTCAGAGACTACACTGTCTAGCTTCGACCGATCCACGAGGCGAATATTCCTCTTGAATTCATTCAGTTCCATTTCATATTCATAAATTCTGATCGGCCTGAACCCGGATGGATCAGCCGTGTGCATGATAGTCTCCGGATTGACTCGAACGTCCAATTCCTCGTTATAGTGAAACAGGATATTTTCTGTTATGGTCTGATTCCTCGTCCAGTCAATCACTGAATAGTGATCTGAACCAGCCTGGGTCCGATACTTCTGTATCATGTATTTTTCCCAGACCTCTTGATTCATGGGCCATTCCGTGTAGGTATCAAATATACCATTTGACATCAAGACCAACCACGTATAATCAACGGATCCGTAGTAATAGTGCGCTATGTCTTCCGGTTTTTCTCCGTCCTGAATGGTGTATGGAAGGAACAGGAATGGATTGGAAAGGTGCTGATCCAAGAAATTCGTTCGCCTGGTGATATCCCTGACGATCTGGTTTCCATATAGGATCTTTGGGAAGTGGGAGAAATATACTGACATGGTTCTCAGAAATCTCCAGACAGATCTGTTTGTCCGCCGTCAAAGAGGTAGTCTCCTCGTGTGTGGATCTCGGTTTCCATCATTTGAACATCGAGTGTAACGATACCTGGTTTTCCTCCTTCCATGATCACGTGATTTCCCTGTGGATTGAAATTCATGCTCACGTTCTGGATCATGGAAGTCTTGTAATAGAGGTAATAGGATGGATCTACACCTATGAGAAATACATCTACCATCGATGGATACGTGAGCATGGCCCGGGCAAGGATCTCAGTGTCT